CCATTATACGTCATTGAAACATAATCTTCAATATCTTTTAGAATTTCTTCCTCATGATACTTGTATTGATTATTTCTTTGTGGTTCGTAATCCATTTGTTCCTCTACTGATTGTGTTGAAAAATGATGTGCTCTCTGGTCATCTACATCTGCCATGTAGTCACCATAATAATTAACTTCATAATCAAGACCATCATCTTCTGGGGTATTATTTTTAACTGGATAAGTTTCATCCATAGATCCGTTTAATACCTCCCATGCTAAACTCCACGCATTAACCATATGCAAAAAGAAAATCGTTTACGAGACTCTCTGATGCATCTTTACCAAATTTACCAGTCAGGAAACCTGATACTGGATCAAGTTTAGTCATATATGCATCGAAGTCTTTATACAAGCTAGTATCATCACCAGCTGGTTTTTCTAATTCTAACATGTTTTTAAATTTAGTCAAGTAATTTTCAAACATTTCAAGATGTTCATTTACTTGATTCATTTCACATTTAGCAACATAAATGTTATCTGAAAAATGATTTCCAACTTCAAAAAATCTATAATCATTTTTTCCTTTTGGTAATCCATCAACAGAGTAACGATAGTTTTCAACTGGATGTTGAAAGTCAAATACTATGATAACTTTCTTTTCATTGAATCCCATCAAATCCATACCAAAACATGGAAGATTACTACCTGTTTTTGGGTAAAGGATGTTGTTATAAATGGAACATTTATCACTCCAAATATCTACCTCTCTTGATTTAATTAAAAAAGGATTGGTATAAGTCTTCGCAAAAAGACTCATACCTTTTGATTCCCATGCTCCCCATGTCTCATCATAATCTAATGAGATTGTTTCATGGAGAACAGACTTATACTTGTTCCACAGATCCATTGTTCTCTTGATTAAAATCTACATCTGCATCCACTTTGTCATATAACTCCATGAATGATTGCTTAGTCTCATCATCAAAACGATTGACACATACTTCGATTGCTTTTGCTTTGTTCTTGAAGATTCCATATGCACGAATGATATGAACTAAACGACGAGTAGAAATGATCTCCTCTACACCACCATCGTAGAATGTCTTACGAATGATGTCTGCCCAATCAACAAGTCTCTTACAAAAATCAGCATCTTTGATACCAATTTCTGCAGATGCATTAGCAAGAATCTTTTGCTCTGTCTTTGGTGCAGGATATTCTTGCTCGAACGTTACTGGGAATCTTTCAAGGAAGGCCTCATTGAGCACGTTAGTTCCAATAAATCTTCCGTCGTCTGAACCCTTACCTTTAGTATTTGCGGTGGCAATGACGTTGAATCCTGCGGATGGTCTGACAAATCTCCCAATTTTTTTAAGAAAGACTCCAGTTCCTTCAAGGATGCTCTGAAGGCAGAGGATCTTGTTGGATGCAAGGTCGATTTCGTCAAGTAACAATATTGCACCTCGCTCAAGTGCTTCGATGACTGGGCCATTGTGCCATACGGTTTCACCATTAACAAGACGGAAACCGCCAATAAGATCATCTTCATCTGTTTCGATTGTAATGTTTACACGAACAAGTTCTCTGTTGAGTTGTGCACATGCTTGCTCAACACTAAAAGTTTTTCCGTTACCAGATAAACCTGTGATAAATGTAGGATAGAATAATTTTGACTTAATAATACTTCTAAGATCAGTAAAACTACCAAACTTTACGAATGTGTCATTTATTGTAGGAACTAGATTTTCTTCCACAAAAGGTGTAACGCTTGGAGCACTAAATGAACGCTCTATCTTTTCTACTGATTTTTTAGTAACTTCAAAATTCCACTTTCCACGACCAACTTTAAACTCATCAATCTTTTTGGTAATGGTCGAATATGCAATATCATTCATCGCACAAAAACCTTTTACATCAGCAGCAGTAAATTCAGTGCCATAGTTGGATCTAAGACCCTCAATAATTTCTTCACGAGTCATTTTGACTTCAAAGGGTTTGAATAATTTTTTTGTCATGATGCGATTTGTGTTTGTATACCTTTACTATATCAAACTATGATCGCATATACCACTAAAAGGGACAGTTTGTTTATTGTCTTTAGTGTCAGTTATTTATCTTTGATTCCCACTCTGCAAAAGAGGATTGACACTGCCCTGTATTCTCTTTAGGATCATACTTATGATACCCCTTTATCTTTTTCCATTTATTATATAATGCACCTAGTATCCACGACTGAGATAAACTTTTAGGCCCATTTTCCAGTAATTCAAGATAATATTTATCACTTGTATACTGTTTGTATTCTTCTCTCCAGTTGGAGTCATCATAAGGTTTTGTCATTTAATCTCCATATGCGAAAGTTTTACCTTTAATTTGTGATTGACCGTATGGGTTTTTACCTTGTGGTTTAAACCTACCGACATTTTCTCCTTTTTTATCTAATCCACCTTTTCTTGTTCTATGTAGTGTAGCAGTTTTTTTAGTTTGTGTTAATACGGAATCCTGCCCATACTTCTTACCTAACTTCTTAACTTCTTTCTTGAATTTTCTTTTACCCATCTTACCACGATCTATTGCATAACTTTTCTCTTTTACTTTTCTCTCATCTTTTGAACCGGGATTTTCTAAATATGATCCCTTTAATTTAGTTGGCCCTCTACCAAACTTACCACGAATATCTTTTTGCAATTGTTTTGATCTTGCTTGATTTTCTTTCCTTGATTTGTCACCACGATCACCCGAAAGAGTTGCTATGCCACTCTTATCTGATTTACTTTTTATACGAGAGAGACTGCTCTCTTGCATGAATTCTTTGAATGTGATCATACCACTAAAGAAATAAATTCGCCCAATACTTTTTTATTTAGTTTTTTTGTCTTGAGTGATCTAACAAATGCTGATTTAATCTGCGACTTGGTAGCATCTTCCTTTACTTGAAAATCTGAATTGTCATTAAGATTTACTGATGACATTACAAAATATGCATCATAAGCAGAGTCAACAATATTGAAACTTTTTGTTTTTTTCCAATCTTTCTCAATCACATTTAACTTTGTTTCATCAGTTGTAAAATGTCTTGCAAAAGATAATGCAGCTCTAGGAACGATAACTCGAATGCCGATAAAGTTTACTGTTGGAAATAGATCTTGAAGATTTTGAAGAATAGTATCTGTAAAATCTGTATATCTATAACCAATTTTATAATTACAACCAAGTTTACGGTCACGTATAAATGTCGCTTCAGGAACGATACCGCGTGTTCCCATGTATGGTTCATCTTCCCAAGAACGTTTAACCTCCACATGATATGAGAGATGTCCAGCTTCACCATCAGTAAGAACAATACACTGAACTTTTTCAAGGTTATGTTTCTTTTGGAACTCTGGAAGAATTTGGCGTAGAGTGATTAATGATTCGTTCAATGGTGTTCCTGATAATGCAAGTCTACGTGGGTAAGTTACATGACCCCATACTCTGAATAAAGATGCAACTCTCCATATGTTAAGCATTTGATGTTCAAGATCTTTTCCTTTAACATCACTTGAGAAAAAATGCATGAGAGAAAAACAACTATCAATTGCCATTACGTTCTCTCTCTTCTCATAGGCAACAGTATCATAATTATGAGAATAACCCCAACCCTCATCACGTTTGAATTCATTTGAAAAAGCATATACATCAAAGGGAATATTTACTTTTCTGCAGAACCAAATTAAATTATAAAGTTGCTTTAAAGTATCCTGTAAGATATATTGCATTGATCCTGACCAATCAAGAATGAATACTAATCCATGATTTTTACCATCAGGTAATATGGTAACTTTTTTGAAAAGATCTTCATTGAACTTATAAGTATGAAGTTTTGATGTATTCAATACACCAGTGCGAGCTACTGCAGCACGAGCATATGCAGATGCAGCTTTCTTACACTCAAACTCTTTAACAAGATAATTAACTTCCTTTCTTGCATTCTTTTTAAAATTATTAAATTCAGAATCAATTTCTTCAAATGGATTTGCAACACATGAATATCCATTCTTCTCTCTATCTGCTTTAATTCTACTCCACTCCCATGCAAAATGTTTTTCGATAACATCATGAACCTCACTATTAGATTCAATAATTTTGTCAAGTTTAACATCAGGTAACTCAACATAGATATTCTCTCTACCATCATGACTTGCAATTAAATCTTTTAAACTCTTCTCCAACTCTTCTGCAGTTGCAACTTGTGGTTCTGAAGAATCAGGATCATAAGGAGAATCAGATTGCTCATCCTCTGGTGTAACCATATCACCACCTTCATCTGAACCAAAATCATTTTGTGGTTCAGTTTCTGATTGAGTGACTTGCTGATCAACTTCTTCTAACTCACCATCATCATTACTATCAGATGACTCTGGAGATTCTGGTTGTCCTGTTTGTGGAGTCATATGAAGATCAAGATCTTGAACTTGCTTCTTCTGATCCTCCATATTCTCCTTGCAGTAATTATATAACTTCTCTGATACTACAAGAACTTCATCAAAAGTTTCTGTGTTAGCAATCTCGTCAATAATCTCCTTCTCTTTTGAGGTAAATGTTATATCAATAAAATTACCAATCTTGAAATGAAGATTTGCTTTATCAGCAAGATTAAATTTTTCAAAATCAACATCTACTACATTAAAGAAATCATCATCATGAAGATCACTATATCCATAATAAAATGTTTTTGGAAGACCCTGATACTTACGCTTCATCAACTTCTCTATACGAGCATCTTCGCAAACATTTATGAAATCAAAAGGTATTTTTACTTTGTCTCTATAATCTTCATTAGGTGTAAATAACGCATGCCCAACTTCATGCGCTACCAACATATCATATACAGAATTACTTGCTTTCTCCCAAAGAGGCAGAATCAATACGCGGGTCTGGACATTGAACTGCGCTGTCTCTACATGCTTATGCTCAACAATAAGATCTTCTGTTGCAAGTAGTTTTGCAAGTTGTGATTTGATTTCGTATTGAACTGCCATCTGTTTCCTGTGTGTGTATATGGCCATTATAAAACCCCTGACGCTTGCCAGAGGTCTTAAGTAGACACTTTGTTAAGTGGTTTCTTGTGGTGTTGCCAATTCGGGATAGAGTTGCTCAATGTCCTTTCTATATAACGACTTGATATTATCTATAATTCTATCAGTCTTTATTAATTTGTCATCCTCATTTATTACCAGTTTTTGGTATGGCACATCTTTAGTAACATATGGTGCACCAATCAAATCTGTCATCCACTCATCAAAGTCACTACCAAATCCATCTTCAAATTTCCAAAGATTAGTTTCATCAGTAATAAAATCCATCTGTGGTCTAAACCAATTAATACCTTCAAATGGATAGTTTTCAATTAAAGACGAAAACATCATTGGATCTTCCATTGCATCTTGTATGTCACCATACATTTTTTTTAAAAATATTGAACATGATATAAATCGATCTATAGGATTACGAACAATTGCAATATGTGGAATATTTGCAATATCATAATATCTCTCATATAATTCTGCATGAAAATGTTGTGGTTCCATTCCATTTTCTGTTGGTAAAATTGTTCCTTCAAGATCAAATCCATTTGATAAAATATTATTCATCAAAAATCTACCTGCGGTTCTAGGTATGTGGATATGAAATAATCTTTTTGCAGGACTAGGAAATTCAGGTCTTAGTTGTTTATAGGTCGGCATCTACTGACTCCAATACACTAATTGTTGGCATCCATCCAATACTTGCCATCACAGATATATCAGCAACATTATCATCCACTTCACCGGGAGTGTAATCTTTAACAGGTAAATCACCTTGTCCAAATTTTTCTGCAAGTTTTTTAACTGGAACAGATTCTCCATACCCTATTTGAACTGGGCCTGTTATTGAACTAGGAGCAAGATATCTTATTGCACTACACACATCCTTAACATGAATCCAATCTCTTTTGTGATTAGTCACATAGGTTGCCTTTTTATCTCGTAGCAAACCATACATCATATTTGGTCTGACATCAGGCCCATACACTGTCGAAAATCTCATACCAACAGAATTAGGTGGAGCCATTTGCTCATTTACCCACTTACTCAAAGCATAAGGATTATCCCAATAGTTTTCATTTGCAGCACCAGTTGATGCATATAATAATCTTGTATTTGTTTCTCGACACCAATCAAACAGTGGTTTTGATTTTACAACATTATTTTCATAATACTTTTCTGGTTGTTCTACACTCTCTCGTAAATCAGCATATGCAGCAAGATGTATGACTAATCCATAATCACCACCTTTAAAATTTTTTATATCATCAGGAAAATCGATACCATGCACCTCATAACCCAATTCCTTTCTCCAATCAGCAAATACATATCTACCGATAAATCCACGATGTCCTGTTACTAATACTTTCATGTTACTGGCCAATCAATTACATTTCTAATCTCTTGATTATACTTCCATATTTCTTTGAACATATCAGCATTTACACCATGAGATTCCATCTGAACAATCAATGAGTTCAAATCTTTAGGAAAACAAGTTCCACCAAATCCACGATCATTATCAATTCCGGGAACTTTAGTATGTGATTTACCAATGCGACTATCTGCAGTCACACCTTCAACCACTACATCATAATCCATACCAACCTTTTGACATAAATCATATATTTTATTGAAGTATGCTACTTTGTATGCAAGAAATGTATTTGAAAAATACTTAATTGCTTCACTCTCATCAGAAGTTGTAATGATACTTGGAATGTGAGGAAAATATTCTTCAAACATACGAACAAAATCAACACATAATTCCATATCACCACCAACAATATTTCTCTCAGAATTTGCAAAGTCTTTTATTGCATTTCTAGCAGTTAAAAATTCTGGATTATGAATTACATTATGTCTCTCAAAAAACTTTTTAGTTGTTCCTATTGGAACAGTTGATTTGATAACAAATGTTCCAGTAATATGATCTGGCAAATCCTCAAAAAATTTATTTAAGATTGATAAATCACACTCACCCCCATATCTCATTGGGGTTGGTAAACAAACGAAAATAAAATTCTCATTTATTACCTCTCCTAAAGTATTTAAAGATCTATTTTTGTCTGTGTCATAGACCTTGCATTGTGTTTTGTCTCTAAAATTTTGATAGACAGCGTTGCCAACAAAACCATTACCAACAATTCCAATCATGATACCATCCTACTGAATCCTTTAATTTTTTCAAATCTTACCACATTTTCAAATCTATCATCTAGACCTGTTTTGTGAGAAATAACAAATATGTTAGCATCTTCAATAACATATTTAATTATCTTTAAAAATTCCTCTGTTCCTTGACCATCAAGTGAACTATCAAACACCTCATCCAATACCATTAAATTAGTAGATATTGAATTTTTAAACTTAGCAACTTCTCTCCAAGTAAATAACAAAGCTAAATCTATTCTTTGTTTTTCTCCCTCACTAAACGAAGCATATGAAAAATCTTCATGAATTGGTGATTGAACAGTTTCATTAAACTCTTCATCAAGAGTAAAATTAATATAGAAGTCCATCATCTGTAGATAACGATTTATCTGTTGATTTATTAATGGTAAATACTTCTTTATAATTTTTGCTTTAACTCCACCATCTTTCAATAACTCATAGGTATAATTAAAATATTTTATTTTCTCTTTCTGAGACCCTAATTCTTCATATGTATCTTGGAGATTTTGTTTAAATGTTTCTAACTTTTCATGCTCAGTATTTCTGTTTTCAATTTGATTGGTAAGTGTTTGAACTTCATCTTTAAGATCTCGTTGTTGTTTTTGACAGTTAGAGATGAGAGAGTTGTTTTGAGAAATGCCATGCGTGAGTTTAGTAATCTCCTTTGATATTTTTGTAAATTGACGCTCTCTTTCTTGTTCTTTTTTAATTGTATCTTCAAGTTCTTTATAACCTGATTGCAACTTCTTTGCTTTATTTTGAGCGTCATTGATTTTATTTATTCTGAAATCTTCATCGATTTCCTGAGTGCATGTAGGACAAACCGTATTGTCTTTAAAAAATTTATCCTCTTTAGATATCATTGATACTTTATT